GCTCCTTTTCCTCCAACTTTTTCAATAGTTGTAGCAGAACCTCCCGCACCACCAGTTCCTTTACCTATAAAAATAATATCTGAGCCTTCAGCATGTGCTAACTCAGCATTTGCAAGGCTTGTTGGTGCTGAAGATCCTGTAGATCTTTTAATGCGGACTGTGTTAGCCATTTTTAGAAGTTTCCTCCGTCTACGAGTGTAAGTTTTGTAGTAGTGCTATCTGCTTTTATAGTATCAGAAGCAGCGTGATAGTACAGAACTGCATCGTTAACTTTGCCAGATATATCAAAATTGACACCAGCCACTGCGGGTCCTTGTGGACCTTCAGTTGAAATTTGAACAGTAGCAGCAACACCTTCTGTAACCGTTACTGTATTTGTAGTTTCATTTACAGTTACAGTATTTTTTTGCTCTGTAATTTGAACACTATTCATGCTGTGTAACCCTCAGATACAAATATTGTACCTTCTAAATAATATTCTTTTTTACCCGAACCATTGGTTAATAAAACATCGTATTTTAATACGTTTGGTGTAAAAGTAGCTGTTTGAGTATCTGTTAATGATAGTTTTACTTGTCCATTAGTTCTATTTGTATAAGCAACTGTAAAATCAGCAAATTTTGTGGTGCGTGTTTCCTCCCAAACCTGTGCAGCAACAGTAAAACCTGTAAGATTTATTGCAGCATTACTTGAATCCTTGAAAACCAAATCCAGGTCATGATCTGACCTTCTTTGAAGTGTAAAATTGTATGTACCAGGTTCTATTGCCATTAGCTATAAGGTGATGTGCCTAGTATATCAGTTTTCCATTGTGCCTTCAAAGCATCTGTGTCTGCTGCGGATGTAATTCCAGAATCGGCGGGTGCATCTCTTAATGCCTGTTTTTTAGTAACAATATTTGTTGTGCTTGCTCCTGTTTCTAAAGCCTTTTGAAATTCAATATCAAGAGCTTCTAGTAAAGGCTGTCTAGCTAACCTAATATTATTCTTGTGAATTTCTCTTGCTTTTGTCATGTCTATGCCAAATCCCATAATTTACTCCGTATAAGTCCAAGCATTTCTAAAACTCCTATCAGTAGGAATTACAGATTTATCTACAATATAGGATGTTTTTCCAGTTGGTACATCTTTATCTCTTATTTGTTCAACAGTTAAATCACAATTATCTGCTGGAATAACGATTGCAAGACTGCCATCATCTGCGGTGTAAATAATACGTTTATCAGAATTAGCCATCAGTTTTTTCTTTTATTATACATAGCTTTTATTGGTCGCCAAATACTGCTGCGGTAACTCTGTTGGAGTCACTTCTACTATGACCAGGAGAACTGTTAGGTAATTCAATAGTTATTCTAAAACCATTACTGGTATAAGTATTCATAAGTCCAATTTGTCGTGTATTAGAACCACCATTTGCAGGAGAGTCGTGACTATGAGAAACTACTGCTGAATAATCGCTATTTGACATTGCACTACTGAAATTAACAGCATAATCTCCAGTTCCATTATCTACTATTGAACTAACGTTAAGACTATCTCTTATAGACACAGTTCCTGAACCGTTAAAATTTACCCATGATTTTGCTCTTCCTTGTGATATTTGAAGTGGAGTTGAACCATTATTACCTGCGGAATCCTGAAAGTTTGAGGCTCTGCTATTTGTAACTGTAATAGTGGAATGAGTGCTGCCTCTAGTTATTGAAGTGCTGCCCAATGTAAATAACGCGCCACTGATATTTGATGAGGCTATTGATCCAGTTATACTCCCAGATACAGTAAGAGAAGTTAATGTTCCTACCGATGTTAAGCTGGAAGCGGTAACACCACTGGCTAATGTGTTGCCTGTTAGTGCTGATGCAGCAGTAGAAGCAGATCCAAAACTTAAATTACCACTACCGTCTGTCTGTAAAAATTGACCATTACTTCCATCTGCTGTAGGCAACGAAAGTGTAAAGTTACTAGTAATTGTTGTAGGAGCTTTTAATCCTATGTAATGTGAGCTATTTGCATCACCAAATCTAATTTCATTTTGTAAATTTAAAGTTACACCATTTTGATCTAAAAATAATTGTTCTGTTCCTGATGTAGCAACCCCTATCTGATTAGATGCTTTTCTGAAAAAACCAGTAGTAGAATCTCCGAAGTTTATAGATGGAGCACCTGCATTTTGATTTGGTAATGTTAAAACACCTGTCAAAGTACCGCCACTTACAGGAAATAATCCTAAATTTGGTGTATCAACAGGTCCAACAGTGGTAAATCCATTATTTGATGAATTTCTTATTTTTAAATTATTATTATCTGCTGTATCAACATAAGGCATAAATGCCTCTGTATTACTAGGATCAGAACCACCACTATTTAATGTTTTAATTGCACTAAATACTGCATTGAGGTCACTTCTTACGGAGGCTCCTGAAGCATTGGCAATATTGTAGTCTGATACTTGAGCCATTTATAAAAGATTTTTCTCCATATTACACTCCTTTACCATATCCTACAGCCTGAAATGTAAAACTTCTATCAACAAAACTTGAACCATTTTTAATACTTACAGTAAATCCTGTACCAGAAACATTTGTTACCGTAAAGAAATCACCTGATTGTGCATTTTGAATTGTTATTCCTATTGTAGGTAAGAAAGCATTTGCTCCTCCTAAAGATGAAGTGCCGACAAAGAATGGCTTTCCAAAAGTAACTGTTTTTGCTGATGTGCCTGATTGTTGTGGTGCGGTAGAAGTGCTACCTCCTGTTTGATAATTCTGTTCAGTTCTTGATTGAAACTCTGCTGTAAATCCTGCTTGCTGCACGTTCATATTTTGTGCAGTATCACTAGTCTCAAGTATTAATTTAAACTTAAATCTTCTACCTCTAAAAGTACCATTTGCAAAATTATTAAACGATCCAAAACTTCCTGATGCTGTTTGTGATGTTGCAACCTGTATCTGACAGTTTGCTTCATCGGCTGCTGTACCATCAAAATTACCATTCAAAGCATACTGATCCCATAAAATTCCAGGTGGCCCAGGAATTAGAGTCTCAATATCTTGACCAATAATAAAACCTACAGAACGTATCACTCTCTTTAAATCAAGAGAAAATACAGCACCTAAATCCAAAATATCCTTAAAAGCATATTCTCCTGTTGCGTTTGTTGCTGGGTTAGTTAGTTGTAAAGCACTCGTTGTATTATTAAATGTTGTATTGGTTTTTGTACCTTGAAAGGCTGGACTATCTAAATCTTCTCGATCCTGCAATATAACTTGAGTGTCAATTAAATCAGGAAGGTCTTGAATAATACTTGTTTCTCCCGTACTGAAATTACCTTGGTCATCTTGAAACTTAAGAATATATTCTCCTTCTAAAGATGGAACTACCACATCTGTTGTATTTCCAGCTAATGCAGTAACTAGATCAACTGAGTTTTGAAACGTACCACTGCCATCAGTTAAGTTACTGTGCCTTACATATACTCTACCTCCGTGAAGAACGTCAGGATCTACTGTTTTTGTCCATCTAAGCCTTACTAATTTATTAGTAATAGGTTCCATAGATAGATTTTGTACATTCCCTGGAGGCGTTGTTTTACCAACAGCATTAAATGTTAGGTCTGACGATGTTGCTGAAAGTTCTAATGCAGCATTAAAAGAAAAAACTTTAAATTCATAGGCTCCTGCTTGTGTATTTAAAAGCTCGAAATCTGGTCTAAATACAATTTCACTTACCCAGTTAGTATTATTAAATCTGTATTGAACAAGATATTGACTTACACCTGTAACTGTTACCCAAGATAAAATTAATTTAGTTACTGCAAGAGCATTGATTACAACAATTCTTTCAGATGCCTGTAAGTTTCCAGGGGGGTTTTTGGGTTCATTTAGTAATGATATATTTCTGGCAGGTAAACTTACTCCTTGATCAATATTTGCATATTTACCATCAATATAGGTAAGTGCTGTTATTGCATAATTAATACCATCTTGTTCTTCTACAGATACCACTCTAAATGTTTGTGCTGAAAGGCTATCACTCTGTATTAACCATATTGAATTTGCGTTTGGTGCAGAAGAAAAAGCAGAACTAACAGTTATTACATTATTTGAAATACCTGATATAGACTTTGTTTCTACAGTGCCGTCAGAAAGAATTACACTACACTTTTGGTTAGTCCCAGAAAAGCCACTTAAGTCTTTAGTATTATCAACAGTTATTTGTGTAGTGGATGCTGTATTTATACGACCAGACCTGCGGACTCCTGCTCGAACAGGATCATTAATACTAATAACAGAACCAGGTCTTACGATTGCACCAGCGTCTATTGATGTTGTGAAACTGACAACTTCTGATTCATTTTGTTCACTGAATAATATTGCTTTACCTAATCTGTGAGCTTGTCCACGGGAAGTACAGGCAAAGGCTTTTACATCTTTTTTTACTATTCCTAATTTTGCTTGTGCAGCAGTATCTTCTACAACTTCATAATCTATTTCTCTACTATCCATATTAAAATAACTAACAGCTATAACAGTATGTCTTTGTTTTAGGCTACTACCAGAATAGGAGAACCCACCTTCACCTACGTTTGCCAAACTAAATAAATAACTTGGATCTGTTGGTTTATCCTGTGTAAGAGTTACAGAACCTTCAGACCATATAGGAAAACATCTCATGACACCAGCTAATTCATTTATTAACTGGTACGCTTCCATAGATCCTTGAATATTTACATTGCAACTAAATCTTGCCTCCTGTCCTCCAAATCCATCGTCTACTTCTTCATTTGCATATCGACTAGCTGCTACAAAACTAAATAGATCAAGATTAGCGTCTATAATATGAGTTCCAAATCCGTACCTCTCAGTCGTGAGAAGGTCAAGTAACACCATCGCAGGACACGAAGTCCAAACAGCAGCACCCATTGTTCCATTAAAAATGTATCCACTTGGGTAAATTATTCTGCCTGTCTGTAAGTCAACAGTTGGAGTACCAGAATTTGATGCTCCCGCTCCTGGGATTCTTACCTTTACACCACGAATACGAAAAGCTCTTTTTGGTATAGAACTAAATTGTTCAGAATCTATCCTTAAATGTGTATATGCACTGTTGAGGTATCTTTGTTTGTCATCAACAATTTCACCAATACTTGACCAAGCAAAAGCATCTACTAACTGCGAAGATGAGCTATCTGCTGTGACTCTTACGACTCTTACATCAACAGGAAAAGCTCCTGTAAAATTTACACGATATTCTTTTTGGTATGCGTCAGCAGTACGACCAGTAATAGTGTCTGATAAAACATCGTTATAGCCACCACCGTTATATTGAACTTGTATCTTTAGTTCAACAGTTGAACCTAATACATCTCCGTCTTCTGTAATTTCTTGTAGCTGCGGAAATGTAATAGTAACTTTTACAGCATCGACATTTGTATTTGTTACCTGACGAGTCACAGGAGAAGAATTTGTTACCGTCACACCTACCCCAGTAGTAGATTGGCTACTTTCAATACCTGAAATGTGGTCTTGGTTTGACGTTCCAAAACGAGGTGTAAATTCTACATTCTGGAAATTAAAATCTGAGGTCTGTGGATTTGTGTTACTAGCACTAGGATTAAGAATAGGAGTATCGTCAAAAAATATGTCTTTTAATGCTGCGGTGTCATATGCTGTACTACCTTTTGTAAGTCCTGCTTTAGATGGAGTAGCAAAACCTTCTATCTCTCCTTCAGATAATAAATCTTGAAGAGAAGCAAACTGTCTACTATTTAAAGTATCAGGTGCTCTAATAGGGTCTCGTTGTTTTTTAGGTGGGCCACCAGATCCTCTAATAATTTTTGTCATTGAGATACCACCTGATTAGTGTCAATACCAGCAGAAATTACAACCGATCCTGTTACTATTTCACCATAAACTATCGGATGAGAAGTACCAGCCCTAGATGTATTTTGTATTCCTGAAAAACTAAATGATATTCTCGGATCTTCTTCATTATTAAATTCTTGTGGCTTAGGTACAGGAAATAACAGTTCATTTACACCCATAAGTGTAAGACCTAAACCAATATTTCCAATTATTGCACTTAATCCAAGTCCTCCAGTAAACCCACCGAGACCAAAAGCTAAAGAAGCACCTCCTGTTGCAACAGCTAATCCAATTAAGGCTACTCCTGCAATAATCTTTCCTCCTGCACCACTAATTACAGGAACAATACTAATATCTGATTTTCCAATAGGATTATGTATTTCAGTCTCGTCAATATCATAATTATCTAAAAGAACTCGATAATGTCTATTTGCCATATGTGCTTCTAATTTTGGAAAATTAGTTACTAAAAATCGTATTGCATCAGCAGTAGAATTTATTACAGCGTCTAATTCTTTATGACCTATAAATTCAGCTAGTTCTCCATAAAGTTTAACTTTTTTGAGCATAGCGATACCTCTTACCAGTACATTTTAACAACCATTCAGAGTAAGGCTCTCTACAAGATAGTCTATCTGCTAAATGATGTAAAACCATATCTCCAAGAAAAATAGCTACATGATTTAAAGTTGGGTGCAATATTGACATTAATAACACATCTCCTTCTTCTAGCTTTTCATCTGATCTTAATTCTCTAAAACCAGTTCTCCAAGCGTAATCTTCAAATAAAGGATTGTCTAAAAACTCTTCAGGTGTCATTGTCCTTGGGTAATCTTTTAAAATAATTCCTTTTTCTTTTTTATACCAATCAACGACTAAACTCCAACAATCAGTTATACCCCAAACCCACTGCCTTCCTAAAATATCTGGAACGTACCCTTCTGGTTTACATTCACCCCATTGTTCGGTTTTAGGGTTAACAATGTACCAAGGTAATTTGCTTTGTTCGCAACTAATTCTATCTGCCTGACTTGGCTCTGGGGGTGTTATAGGATGACTATGCACAACAGCTATAATCTCACCTACATTATCTGCTTTTACATAATCTTCTGGATCAATAATAAAACACTGATTATCTGTAATAGAAAGATTACGACATGGATAGTATCGCTCTTTACCTTTTACATTTAATAGCAGCCCACAAGACTCTCTAGGATCTTCACGTTGAGCATGAAGTAGTGCTTTATATTTCCAGCTCATTGAACAAACGTACCAATGGAAGGGAACAAAGAACGGGTGCATTGACGTTTAGGTGCTCGAACTCCAGCCATATCAATACTCCCAGCTAATTCAAATTCTACCACTTCTCTATTTTCTGTTGCCTTTCGATCTATTTTGAAAATTTGTCGTTTGAACTCTGCTGTAGGATCGGGTGTTCCAAGTGGGTTTGTATTTCCTGGGAAATTAACAGCATCAAGAAATCTTGCCATTGTTCTTATTCTAGTAAATATAGCACCTGTTAAATCATTACCTGTTGTTGTCTCGTTTACAGCTAAAAGAATTGAAGATATTGTTCCAAGTGCATTACTTACAACAAGTTTTGGTCTGGGAATCTGACCTCGTTGATACGCAAACCCTGTAGCTTCTATAGGAAATTTTGCATATTGTTTACTAGCCCAGACAATATTTCCGTTTGCGTTAAGGTTAGTACCTGAGTGAAATCTATAAATATTATTTTCGTTGTTAGCTGTGGGAATACCAGTATTTGTTCCATGTAAACTTGTAGACAATTCAAGGACAAACAATTCAATAATTGCAGAGGGATTTATTTTTTGAACTTCATTAAAAACAGGACCCGTACTCATGGTTCAAATACCTCTCTAAATGTTACTTGTATTGTGGCTCTATTTAAATAAGGTATAGATTTTGACCATCTTTCACATACAAACTTAGAAGAACTAGCTTCTCCTGGTGGTGTGAAATCAAAACTTTCTGTTGCCGTCCTTGCATCAAGAAATGTTTCTATAGTATCTGCATCTGTTTCTGATACTTCAAAAGTAAAGTTAAATTCCTTTGGATTCTGATGTTCTGCTAATCCAAATAATATTCTATGTTCGTAACCATCAGCAAAACGAACTTTTCTAATTTTTGGTGCGGAGTTTTTTCGCTGTCCGTATGTTGGATTAATTGAAGGAAATGTAGCCACTATGCAAGTAAACCTCCAGGTCTTTTCTGTTCTACTAATTCAGATTGTACCGCAGCAGAAATAAGACGACCAAGTTCTCTACCTTGTTGTTCATCACCCTCAACAGAAGAACCAGACGCATCTACATTCACAACTATGTTTGTTGAGCCACCAAGAGCATGATTTGGTGTAACCATACCAGATACGCCTGGTGTAAACATTTCAGGTCCACGTTCTCCGACTATATAACTTCCACCGCCTTTAACTGATCCTCCTTCTGCTTTAAATATTTTTCCTAGTAATCCCGATCCAGGTGAAAATGATCCGCCTATATTTCCAAAAAGTCCTAAATTTAAAAAAGCATCAGCCATTTTATTCAACACATTATTTAAAAGACCGCCTAAAGTTTCAGTGCCTCTAATTAACCCTTTAATACCATCACCAATATCTTGAGCAATGATATTAGAAACTTGTCTAAAAGGATCTATTAAAGCCTCTGTATTTTTAACCACTTGTGCTTGAGTATCTCTTGCTATTTTTAATTTTGAAATTTTTAGTTCTAAGGCATCATTAAC